ACCTCTGTCGGCTCACTCTGTCCTTGCTCAACCTCTTGCGGCTCTGCCTTTTCGACAGCCTCGCTTGGGAGTGGATCAGCTAAACCCATTCGTTTGGCATTAAATTCAGCTAAATTTTCACTTGTCACCACATTGGCGGCAAGTCGTTCTGCTACTTCTGACATTGAGTTACCTCAAAGAATTCACCCAGTTGACCCAACTGGTAAGGTTTTGTGGTTTTTACCACGAAATTATCCTTGCGTCAATGGATTTGCATTGTGTTCAATATCTTGCGCCGCCATTGTCATGGCCTGAAGTTGAGCAGCATCACGCCTTTCAATCTCTTGCAATAACCGGTTGGTATCCATGTTGTGCAACATAAGCTGAACAATTGCGTCGATTTCAGTCTTGTTCTGACTTGTCAATGAACGTGTGTTTTGGTCATTAACCCGCACTTCAGCCATTGTTTCTGTGTTGTGGGCTCGGGCTGTCACATCCATCAATTTACGCTTGTTTTCGTTGTCTTGGCGTACTTGTTCAATGTCCTGACGCTGTTTAATCATCATCTGCATTTGCTGCATCTGTTGTTGCATCTGCTGCATCTGTTGCTTGCTTTGCGCCAATTGCATCTGTACTTGCGGGGGAATATCGCTTTTCTCGTCCACTTGCGACAAGGGATTCATCGTAGCCAAACGGTCAGCAATGATGTCCGCGCCAGGGAAGTCCATATTGCGGAAGATCAAATCTCCAGCGGTTTGCATGAGGCTTGGGTCAGCACCCAACAAGCTCATCATGGAATCCACGGCTTCTTGGCGCTTGCTGTTGTAGCCTGGCCCTGTCTCCATCACCACGTCATACTCGCCAACAGTAACGTTGTTCTTTAGCACTTGTCCCACAGCATCACGCTCATTCAGCGTAATTAACTCGGGTTTGCCATCATCCCCAATGATTCGCATTACACGCTCTGAATCGTAAATCTTGGGGATCAGGTCAAGAATGATCTTGCCAGTGTGGGCTATGGAACGTGTAAGGTTGTCGTAATAGTCAAAGTTTGTTAGGTCAACTTGTTGCTGTTGGCCATTCAGCGCCTTGCCTGAGATATTACCTGTGGGCAATTGCTGTGGGTCAAATATGCCCATGATTGCCTGCAAATCTTCATTGATTGCGCCAGCAGCGGCCATCACACCAGCGGGAGGTGGTTCAGGCTGTAAACGCTGTGGGGGTGGCGCTGGTTGACCCTCAATGTCGCGTTGCTTGTATCTCAAATAAGCGGTGGACTTGATATTAGCCGCCGCCCAATCATTTTCGTGACCCTCGTCTTGACCTTCGGCCATGATCCACTTGGCTTTGGGAGCCAGTGCGATGCTTTCGGTCAAGCTAGTTTGCCAAAAGTTATACATCCGCTGTGGGTCTTTGGCGTGGCGAATCATGCCAAACTTCTTGCGCTTGTTGCCAATTACTACGTGGCGACCATAGACGGGAACAACGGGGATGTAACGGCCTGGCCAGTCCCTCTCTTCAATAACCTCAATTGCGGTCATCTTCTTCCACTTAATTGTCCTTTTGTAGCTAGGACGCTCATCAATGACAGTCAATCCTGCCAAGCTCATACGCTCAAAGAAATCCTTGCCATCAGCAAACCGCGTAGAGCCATCAGACAAGTGGTAAAGCGTAGCCTTTTCCCGCACCGTATAGAAGTACTCAGCTAGTCGGATATCTTCTTTGGTAATCCACTCGGATTGGCTGTCACCAGTACCACGTGGGGTGAAGCTGGTTCCGTCATCACTGCCTGGGTATTGTGCGCGGAACACATCCTTGGGCATCATTGTGGTTATCAGGCACTTTTCAGCATCTGAGCCATCAGGCGCAATACTGTTTGGATCCCAATAAACTGTAAACGGGTTATCCACAGGATCAATGAAGATGTCCTGATCAAATGAATCCTCTCGCACATAGCGAGTGTTAACACGCCAGTAGCCCCATCCCATGCGGACAGCGTAATCAAAACCGTTGTCGTAAGCATGGTCAGCGTTGCTGTTTACCTCAACGTGCCTAACCACACCTGAAATGACTTGTGCGGTCTTAGCGTCTGCTTGGGTGTTGGTAGCGTGTACCTTGATTCGGGGGCGTTGCTGGCGCTGTTGGTTGGTAACTTGCCGACAGTAAGTGTCTAGCTTGTTGATCGTCAGAATGGGGCGGGATTCAAGGTTACGGCTGTTTTGTAGCTCGACTGGCCATTGGTCGCCATTGACAAACTTTAAGTCCTCAAGCGCTTCTTGACGGTTCATAGTGTCCGCATCATTGCAGAACTTTAAGAAGTCTTTGGCTTCGTCAATTATTGAGTCGTAATCGTCCATCAGCCCATCCAAGAATGTTGGCCACCGTACATTGGCAGCTGTTTTGCTTTCCTACGCTCTTTCGGTTCGTTAATCATTAAGCCGATATAGCGAAACGCATCTGCACCATGTGAATACTGGTCATGCAGCGGGTTTCGGCTAAACTGCCTAGTGTCAGGATCGACCTCATAGCGGTAGTGCCTGAGACATTGTAAACCATCGTGGCAATTTTCTCTATCAAAATAACACGACCTGAAAATAGTACGTGCGGCGTTGATGCTGTCAACCACCGGCGTTTTGGGGATTATCCTAGTTTTGTAGCCCGATGCCCTGACAATTTCCTCAATAGACCTACCCGCCGCCGCTAGTGTCTTGTTCTCGGCATCATGGGGCAACCACAGGGTATCGTAGACGTAACCAAACGATTGCAGTTGGGCTAAGTAATAGCTGATCGTCTGTTGGTTATCTTCCATATACCGAATTAAACGGGTTTCCATGCCAATGAACTGCACAAACCAAATGGCTGTAGCGTCTGCCCATCCCAAGTCGAACACAGCGTGTACAGGCTTTGTAGCGTCATAAGGTACGCGGGTTATGCGGTTCTCTAACTCAGCAAACTGGATTTCTTTGGCAAAGATAGCGCCATCTACGGTTTGGCGGCATAAGCCCTCCCAAACCACGTTGTAGGCCTCGGGGTCGCGGTACTTCAGTGCTTCCTTTTCATCCCGCAACGTATCAGGAAACCAAGGATTATCCGACCAGTTGACCTTTTGGACTAGCGCATTGTCAGGTTTGTTAACCACAAAGCGCTGATAAGTCTCGTCAGTTTCTAGCTCGGGGTTAAACGTAATCCATATTTCTGAGTCTTGCTTGCGGATAGTAGGGATAAGCACATTCCAGCTTTGGCGGCTAGTTGTTTGGGCCTCCTCTACCCATGCAATGTCCACACCCTCATACGATTTGACGTTAGCTACGTTGTTCTTTAAACCAATAAAACTGAATTCTGAACCGTTTCTACCCCTAATAGTGTTTTGGGTTATCTCGTAGAACCCTAACAAGCCTAGTGCAACGATCTGATCTGACAGTAGCTTATGAACTGAATCCCTGATAGAAGTCTGAAACTCTCGGGCGCACAGTATGCGTAATGGCTCTTTGGCTGCCTTGATCAGCAATGCCCTAGCAACACCCCAAGACTTAGCACCGCCTCGCCCACCATACAAAACTTTGTATCTGCTTTTCTCAAACAAGCATTGCAGCTTTAGCGGAAACTCTGCCTTTGCTATTGCTTGGCTTACTTCATTCATTAGGCTTTACAAAAGTAACTTGGATGCCTTGCAACGGCTCGCCATCAGCGCCAGTAACCTCATTCTTAACTGTTTCACTCCACCGCATTTGGCTTTTTGTCCACCAAATCAGGCTTGTTGTGTCGCCGGCCACCGCTTTGCTATATAGAGTTTTAGCAATTTGCCCATTAGCTTTAGCTTTGCCCATATCTAGCTCATGGCGGTAATACTTGCGCAAAGTCTTGTCATCAATACCAATTAACACCGCTATAGATTCGTGCGGCAAGCCTAACCCACTGCTGGATTCAACCAGTTTTTTGGTTTCGGGCGTTGGCAAATGTTCGTGGTTCATTTTATAGAGGGGAATTTAGCCAATATTACACATTTTCGGTTACTTGTGTC